ACCCTAGTATCACTAGTAACTTCTGATGCAGACATTATAGTCAGAACTTTTTTCTATTTATTAGATATTAGTGAGATAATATGCATAAGGAATATCAAGGAGAGATTGTATCTCACTTTGTCTTACAAGATGTAATTGTCCAGGCACTTCTTGCCATGTGTAATTTCTTATCTTATCCCAGTGAAAATTAACTCCTCTGAATCCCCATTGAAATACATCAGTCACACCAACCATAGGGTGCTGATCATATTGAATACCAGGAGTTTTTGCATTGTAGATAAAGGTATAAGTTTCACCTACATCAGGAATAATAACTGTCTCATTTAATACGCTCATGATCTCAACCATCATGTCTTCAGGATTACCCAAATCTCTGATTGAATCTTTAACAAACTCTAGTCTATTATTACCAACTTGTTCTACAAACTGAAAATCATCTTCCATTAGTTCTGATACCTAATTCGTCTTCGGTGATGATCTTGAATTCAATTCTTCTATCTGCACACCACTCACGAGCTGCTTTCCACTTTGCCTGATTCACAGCATAGGTTGTGCTTTCTCTAATCAAAGTTTTCCGTTGCTTTTTACCAACGGTGGGTGGAGCAGTTTCTCTTTTAGGTTTCACCTCAATGACATAAGTCTTTACTTCACCATTACTTTCTCTCACTTTAATGATAAAATCTGGAAAGTAGCGATGAACTCTTCTATCAACTGGTGAAATGTATGGGATAAAAAACTCTTCACTTCCCCACTCAAGAATAGCATTATTCTTATCACACCAAACGCAGAACTGTCTCTCCCAATTACTACGGCATATTATATTGTTGACATTACCTTTGTATTTCTGTGGATTGGAGGGACGGTAAATACTTTTCTTACTAACTCCCATACATAATATATACGGTAAAAACTATTTAGATGGCAACATCAACACCAAAACCAAGAGCAAGGAATGTTGCTGACTTAAAGGCAAGCATACTTAATCCATCACTAACATCCACCTATGAAACATCATTTGTTTTTCCGGGTGCGGTGACTGGATGGATTCGTAGTCAATCTGGAGTTGGTAATGGTATAGATTTTGATACTTTAAATAGAGTTCAAATTGCTTGTAGAGAGGCTGCACTCCCTGATACGAACTTAGCAACACACGAACAATTTAATGATTTTACTGGTGTCACTGAGAGGCACGCATATAGAAGACAATATTCATCGACATCATCATTTGCATTTTATGTTGACACAAATTATGACTCCATACTTCTTTTTGAAAACTGGATTCGCTTTATAGTAAATGAAGATGCATCTAACTCCGATTTAGATAATCGTAATTATACTTACAGAGTAAACTTTCCTAATGAATATAAATCTGATATCTTTATTAGAAAATTTGAAAAAGATTACGCGGGCAAAGATTTAGAATATAAATTTTTAAATGCGTATCCAGTTTCTATCAATACGATGCCTCTGAGTTATGATGCATCTCAAGTGCTTGTGTGTACTGTGAACTTTAACTTCTCTCGCTATACTGTTAATGTCAAAGAAACTGGTAAAATTAGAACTTAATTACATACGATAAATACTCACACTGAATAACATATCATGCCTTTACCAAAAATTTCAACCCCAACTTACGAGTTGGAGTTGCCTTCGACTGGAAAAACAATTAAGTTTCGTCCTTTCCTTGTTAAAGAAGAAAAGTTATTAGTTCTTGCACTTGAGAGCGACGATACAAAAGAAATCACCAATGCTATCAAAGCAGTCCTTAAGGATTGTATTCAGACTCGTGGTATCAAAGTAGAAACTCTTCCTACTTTTGATATTGAATATTTGTTTCTTAACATTCGTGGTAAGTCTGTTGGTGAGGATATTGAAGTAAGTGTTCTTTGTCCTGATGATGGAGAGACTTATGCTGAAGTTCAAATCAGCATTGACGATATTAAAGTATCGAAGGATCCAGAACACACCAATCAGATCAAGATTGATGATAAGTTGATGATGGAGATGAGATATCCATCACTCAATCAATTCGTTAAGAGTAATTTTGATTTTGCAGAAGACAGTCAGGTTGATCAATCATTTGAATTGATTGCTTCTTGTGTTGATAAAGTTTTTTCTGAAGATGAAGCATGGACATCTGAAGACTTTACTAAGAAAGAAATTAATGATTTCTTGGAGCAGATGAACTCGTCGCAGTTTAAGCAGATTGAAAAGTTCTTTACGACGATGCCTAAACTAAGTCATGAAGTTGAAGTTGTTAATCCAAAAACCAAAAAGAAAGGTAAGGTTGTTCTTGAGGGACTGTCTAGTTTTTTCGCCTAGCACTCTCCCACATGAATTTGGAGAGTTACTATAAGTTAAATTTTTCTTTGATTCAGTTCCATAAATACTCATTAACAGAGATTGAAAATATGATGCCTTGGGAGAGAGATGTTTATGTTGAACTCCTAAGATCTCATTTGGAAGAAGAGAAACTTAAGATGCAACAGCAGCAAGGGTAATGAATCTAGACGATCTTTTAAAGTCAATCAGAGAAGAGAATGACTCTAAAGGAGCGAAGATAGATACTGAAAAGTTTTTGAAAAGAAAAACTTTTACAAACCCCTTGAAGGGGCAAAGATATCAAGCACCTGGATTACCCAGTGCTCCTCCTTTTGTTGTCAAACCAAGTGTTGTTAATATAGATCCGGAAAAATTAATTCCAGAAAATGCTGACGTAGTTAGTGAGGAACTTAGTGATAAACTTGATGAACTTATTAAAGTAATTAGAGAAGATAATAAGTTAGAAAAGGAAAGTCAAAAAGAAGATAAGAAACAATTAGAGGCGAAGAAGAAAAAAGATAGAGAAGATAGAATAGAACCAAAGAAAGAAACTAAATCTTTTGTTATTGATTTAAAAAAGAGCACCGGCAAAGTTGGTGGATTTTTTGATAAACTAAAGGATTTTTTGAAGAAAGTTTTACTGGGTGCATTAATAAACACTCTCTATAATTTTTTAACAGATCCAAAAAATCGAGAAAAGATTGCTGCAACACAGAAATTTTTGAGAAACTATTGGCCTGTTGTTTTAGGTGCATTAGCTTATTTCTTTACACCTTTTGGGAAACTTGTCAATTTTGTAGTGGGGACTGTTGGTAAGTTTTTGAAAAAACTTGGGTTGCTTGTCGCTAAAAATCCTGTTCTTGCTGCTGCTCTTGCGGGTGCTGCTGGTGCCGCTGCCTCTGCAATGGCTGTCGAAGAGCGACGTGAAAAACTTGATAAAGAAGACGATGACTCAGTGGTTACACCAGAGGAGTTTCTTGAAGAGAATCAAACGCCAGGACTTCCTCAATTACTTGAAGAGAGTATACTTCAGAGAGGTTTAGGAGGCGGTGCTGGATTTGGTGCTTTTTCCTCTGGTGGTTTTGCTATGGGAACTGATACAGTTCCCGCAATGTTAACTCCAGGTGAGTTTATAATGAGTCGTGGTGCTGTCAATATGTTTGGTGCTGATACCATGATGGCGATGAATAAGATGGGTGGCGGAACCAACCGTCCTAAGTATGGAAAGGTAAGAGGATACCAGGGTGGTGGATATGTTGATTTTGCTAAGAAGATGGTTCAAGAGCATGAGGGTTACAATATAGTTGATGGAATGCACCATGCATATCGGGATAATAAAGGACTTCCAACGATAGGATATGGACATTTAATTACACCAGGTGATGGATATTCTATGAGTTCCAAAATTTCTCAGCAAGAAGCTGATAAATTATTTGATAAAGATTTCCAATTTCACAGTGAACATGCGCAAAAAATACCTGGTTTTAAAAAAGCAAGTGATCAACAAAAAGCAGCACTTATTGACTTAACATTCAACATGGGCCCAGGGTGGCACAAGGATTTTCCAGGATTTGTGAAAGCATTTTCTGCAGGTGATTATGAAACTGCTGCTAATGAAATAAGATATAAAGATGCAGCATCACCCAACTTACAAGATAGTGACTACTACAAAGATGTTGGGCCACGAAGGGCAAATCCAATCATTAGTTTAATAAGAAATAAAGGAGTTGGAAATGCTGCTCATTTGAAAGGATTTGAAAAGTTACTACCAGTTTCAAAATCAGAGAGTGAAAAAATAAGCACTATGAGTGCTTCAGATGCACCTCTTGCTTCTAAAGAAAATATTACTAAAAATTTAGATCCTGAAAAGTATTTGGGCCCAGCATTTGGTGATGATGCTTCCATGGAGAAGTTATCAAAACAACAATTGATTAGTGATAGATTCAATTCTATTAAAAGCAAACTTTCGGATCCAATTGATACGTTTATTAGAACTCCTCTAAGACGTGCATTTCCTGGCACTCCTAATGTACCTACTGAAACAAAGAACTTTGTATTACCTCCCATTGAATCTCCTAAACAAAATCAGAGCAAAAATCAAACGGGTGACATACCTTCGTTTAGCGTAGTGTCTAGTAACAATATGCGAGATCTTATTACAAAAGATCTTGGAATCGGTGATTTGGCAGGTGTATCATGAGATTTACTGATTTCGGATCTGTTGTAAAAACTTATAAGAAAAACTTTCAATTAAGAAAGAAAAGATTTGTTGGGGAGAGAAAAGAAACTCAAGCAAAAAAGAAAAAAGACAGAGAAGATAGAATTGAAGCATTAAAAGCAGTTCAACCTCTTATAAAATTAAAAGGAGGCATATCAAAAAAATCTA